TGGTCGCTGGCCTCAAGGCTCAGCGCAAGGCCATCGAGAAGCAGATGGAGATCATCGCCGATGCGATGGTCAAGGCCATCAAGACGAAGCTCGGCATCAAGTCCCCGTCCAAGGTGTTTGCCGAGGTTGGTGGATTTTCCGCGCAGGGACTTGTCGACGGTCTGGACGAAATGTCCGGTATTGTGGAGAAGTCTGCCGCGTCCATCGGGGACAAGGCTGTGGCGTCTCTGGGCAAGTCACTTTCGGGGATGTCCGATCTGGTATCAGGCAACTTCGACGTGTCTCCGACCATCACTCCGGTGTTGGATCTGTCCAGCGTCAAGAAGAGCGCCGGTCAAATTGGAACCATGCTGAGTACACAGCCGATCACGGTCGACTCTGCATATTCCAAGGCCCTGGCTGTTGCTTCAAGCCAGATGAGCACTCAGGGCACGGATGCCGCTAGCACTGCTTCGACTCAGGTCAAGTCGGTGACGTACATCCAGAACAACACCTCGCCGAAGACTCTGAACGCGGCAGAGATCTACCGTCAGACGAATAACCAGCTGTCCAGGACGAAGGGAACTCTGGGTTGATCACGCTGATTGAAGCTCGAACCGCCCAGGGAACCCTCCTGAGCTTGCCCCTGGAGGACGTGTCTTCTGGGCTCATCGTCAAGGAAATCACGGGGTTGGATCCCGTAAAAGCAACAATCGTGTCGTCGCCTTTCGCGTCAATGCCCGGGGCTCAGTATCAGTCCTCTCAGCGCGAGACCCGCAACATCACGATGAAGTTGGGGCTGAGTCCTGACTACCTTACGAACAGTGTCCGCGAGCTCAGGAAAACGCTGTACAACTTCTTCATGCCGCAGAGTCCAATAAGCCTCCGCTTCTACGACTCCGACGGCTTGACCGTGGATATTTCGGGGAGGGTGGAGTCCTTCGATTCCCCCCTCTTCGTTTCCGAGCCGGAAGCCGTCCTTTCGATTCTCTGCTTCGACCCGGACTTCACAGACATCACCGCTGTCGTGTTGTCCGGGTCGACGGTCGCCAGTACAACTTCAAATCTCTACCAGTACGACGGTGAGGTCGAGACCGGGTTCACGCTCGTCTTGAATGTGAACCGAACCCTGACCGAGTTCACGCTCTACAACAAGCCTGCGGACAACGTGACCCGGACCTTGGATGTGGCGGCGTCTCTCGTCTCTGGCGACGTGGTGACTATCAGCACGATCGCCGGCGCCAAGAGCGTCAAACTGACAAGGTCCGGCATCACGAGTTCTCTGCTGTACGGAATGACGACTCAGTCCAGCTGGATCGAGTTCTTCCCGGGTGACAACCATTTCCGCGTTTACGCGACTGGTGCCGCGATCCCGTACACCGTCACATACACCACACGGTACGGAGGCCTGTGATGGAGGTGTATATCCTCGACAGTCTTTACCGTCGCACAGCGGTAGTGGACAAGTTCGACTCTCTCATCTGGACCGAGAGGTTTTCGGCCTCAGGCGATTTCGAACTGAAGCTCCATTCAACCCTGGAGAACAGAAACTTGTTCCAGCAAGGGGTCAAGCTGGCGATCATCGAGTCATATCGCGTCATGACGGTGGAGACTGTCGAGGATTCCACCGACGACCAAGGTCGGCAGATCCTCACGGTCAAGGGTCCTTCTCTGGAAGCGGTTCTGGACCAACGTCTAGCTCGCGCGGCCATGACGGACACGACAACGGACCCGACATGGTCTCTGACCGGCACCCCTGACGCCATCGCGACGCAGATGTTCCACGATATTTGCGTCACGGGGGTTCTCGATTCCGGGGACGTGATTCCGCTCATCAACGAGGGGAACATATTCACGGCAGACACGACGCCGGCGCCAACGGACAGCATCACGTACACGATCGATCCGTCGACCTTGTACTCCGCGATGAAGACCCTGTGCGATCAGTATCTCATGGGTTTCCGACTTGTTCGGAATCTCGATACTTCTCAGCTGTGGTTCGACATCTACATGGGGAGCGACAGAACCAGTCATCAGACGGATTTCCCGGCCGTCGTATTCAGTTCCGAGCTCGACAACCTGAGCAACACTTCGGAGCTGAAGTCGATCGCGCTGTACAAGAACGTCGCCTACGTCATATCCCCAGTGGGGACGGAAGTTGTATATCCGGTGGACGTCGATCCGACCACAGCAGGTTTCGACCGCCGGGTTCTCCTTGTCAACGCCACTGATATTACGGACACCGATCCCGTGGTGGCGTCAGCTCTGATGATCCAGCGCGGAAATGAGGAGCTGGCCAAGAACCGGCGCATATCCGCGTTCGACGGCGAAGTCAGTCAATCGAGCCAGTATGTGTACGGGACTGACTACAACCTCGGCGATCTCGTCGAGCAGAGGAACGCCGACGGCGCCTCAAGCAGTATGCAGGTCACCGAGCACATATTCGTGTTCGACAGTCAAGGAGTTCGTTCATACCCGACTCTGGCAGTCACTCAGTTCGTCGTGACTGGGTCTTGGACCGCACTTCCGGCCGACAAGGTTTGGAGTGACTACACCACAGAACACTGGGCGGATCTGCCCGGATAGGAGTTTGAAATGGCCGTTGGCGATGAAGCTCAGGACGCCGGCTACGCGCTCGTGTCACCCACGACCGATTTCGTCAAGGACGGAGCCGAGGAAATCAACCGAACCCGCGACTACGTCGCTGAGGTTCTGGCGACTGTTCCCACCGGGAAGGCTGCGTTTCGTACTGCAGCCGGCATTTCTTCCGGCACGGCCGACCCGACCGGTGGGAACGACGGGGACGTCTACTTCAAGATCATCAGTTAGGCGGTGACGTGACCTACTGGACTAAAACCACCGGCACCAATGGTCTTCTGAAGATCAACGATACCGGCGACGACGTCGAGTTCTGGTTCAAGGCCGGTGATTCCAGCGACTGGTACAACGGTCTGGACTTCAGCTACACGGCCAACGGGTCAACGTCGACCAATTCCATCGACTACCCCACGGGTGCTGACTGGTACAAGGTTGGTCAACGAACCGTAACCACCTCGCAGACCGTCACGTTCAAGCTCGTCTCTGACACCAGCATTTCCGGCATCGGCGGGCCGACAACGTTCAGTCACGCTATATCTCGGGATACGGTTCCAGACCATCCGAGTACTCCGACGATATCCGGCATCTTGTCGACGTCGGTGGTCGTCAAGTTCACGGATGGGGACAACGGCGGCGATTCGATCGACTCCAGGCAGATCGGTTACGACACCGACTCCACGGGTGGATCGAAAACCCTCGTAAGCTCTGACGGGTCGACGACGGTTACCGGGCTCAGTCCAGGGACGACGTACTACTTCTGGGCTCGAACCCACAACTCTGTAGGCTGGAGCTCTTGGTCAGGTAGAGCAAGCGCTAAGACCATCAAGGTCCCTGATGCGCCCGACAAGCCCCTCTTGTCCAGTGTCACGGCGACAACCGTGGATGTCTCATTCACTGCGAACGGTAACGGCGGGGCTGCAATCACCGCTTACCAAATCGGAGTCGGGATAACGGCTCTTGGTCCTTCGACGACCATTTCGGCGAGCTCCCCTCAAGTGGTAACCGGATTGACCCCCGGTACCACGTACTACTTCTTCGCCAGGGCTCAGAACTCTGTCGGATGGAGCGCTTGGTCCGCTGCCGCAAGCGTGAAAACTGTGGCCGGCGCTTACATACTCTTGGGAACGGCGTGGAAGCTCGCCATCCCATACGTGCGTGTCAGCGGATTGTGGAAAAAAGCAGAACCATGGGTGAAGAGCCTAGGTGTCTGGAAAAGAACAATTTAGGGGAGGATATTTCGTGGACACCTGGCTTCAGTTGGTTCTGACTTCTGTTGCTTCGGTTCTAGGATCGAGCGGTCTCTGGGCGTACATCAGAAGCATGGACACCCGGAGAAGCGCGACTACCAGGCTGATGATGGGTCTGGCGTACGACCGGATCACAACGCTCGGCATCAAGTACCTTGAGCGCGGTTCGATCACCATGGACGAGGTCGGCGACTTCCGCAAGTACCTCTACGAGCCTTACAAGATTCTCGGGGGTAACGGCGCCGCAGAGCAGATCATGCTGCGTGTACAGCGCCTCCCACTCAGATCTCATGGCAGTTATCCCGAGATATTCCGGAACAACAACGAAGGATGGTCCAACAATGTCCGACTCGTCATCCGCCCAGAGCAAGACGCCCCTCCTGAGTGACGCCAAGTACAAGGTCCTGAAGCACACGGCTGCGGTCGCGCTTCCGGCACTCAGCGCCCTCTACTTCGCTCTGGCCCAGATCTGGCACCTCCCGAAGGCCGAGGAGGTCATCGGAACCATCGCCGCTGTCAACACCGCCGTCGGCACGCTCGTGGGCATCTCGACGCTGACCTACAACAAGAGCGACGCCAAGTACGTCGGCGCGATCGAGGTCACGGACGACGGATCGAAGAAGACCTACTCTCTGAACCTGAACACCGCTCCCGAGGCCCTGGAGACCATGTCGACGGCCACCTTCAAGGTGACTCCGACGCCGCCAGCCTCGTAGCGCAACAGGGGTCGCAGGAAAAACATCGCGTATAGTGAGACCCCTACATTAGGAGAACGCCATGTTCGACCTGAAGTTCGCCGCCAAGCCGACCGTGCTGGACGCGGTGATCGACGACGCACTCGCGCAGTTGTCGGGCCTCAGCATCGACACCGATGAGTACACCCGCAAGGTGGACCAGATCACCAAGCTCTACAAGCTGAAGGAGCAGGAAGCTCCCAAGCGAGTGAGCCCGGACACTCTGGCCATCGTCGCAGGCAACCTCGCCGGCATCATGCTGATGCTCCACTACGAGCGTGTGCACGTCATCACCTCCAAGGCCCTCGGCTTCGTGATGAAAGCCAGGTAACAACCCGACCCCCTAACAGGAAGACACAACATGAAGGGCGTGTGAGACCACCATATCTTACACGTCCTTTGTGTTTTGCCTTTCTGGACCCTCGTAGGAAAAACACGGCTTATAGTGAGACCCCTACTCTGATTGGTTCCTCATGACTCTCATCGCAGATGGTATCGTCATCGGTTTCTCTATCGCGCTTCCGCTCGGTATTGCAATCGGTGGGTATCTCTCCCGCCTTGGATTCAAGCAAGGATCTTCGCAGAAGTAATTTCAAATCCCTAAGACCCATAGCACGGGTTTTAGGTTTCTCCTCGTAGGAATTACTGGCACTATATTGAGACCCCTACGAAGGAGCACGATGCTCAGGAAAACTCTGCTGACTCTGAACGTCCTCGCCGTGACAACACTGAACGTGATGTTCGCTGTGCGCGTGATCAAAGAGAAGCTCGACGAGATCGCCGAGACCGAAACGGTCAGCAACGAACGAGAGTACATCTTGGTCAGGTTCGCCCGAGGCGACTACTACAACGTGAACGGGCTCGACACCATGGTGTCCGACTACCAGTTCTACAAGGCCATCACCAAGAACGGTTGGGACGGAGGACTGAACCGCAAGTTCAAGTCCCACTGATCTCAAGAGCCAAACCCAGCCCCACATGGGTTTTGGTTTTGCCTATCGTAGGAATAACATGGGTTATAGTGAGACCCCTACGAAAGGCATTACGATGCAGCACACATATTCGTTGTACGGCTCGCCCCTCCACCTCATTCTCGAAGAGAAGGTAGCTGACGGCTACAATCGTGTACACCTCGGTTTTATAGAGGCGCAGAAGAACTTCAAGGAGGAGTACGGAATCCAGTGGACTCCCGACCTCCCGATTGAAATCAAAGCGTCTCCTGAAGACCTGAAGGCATACGACGACATCGCCAGACTCCTCAATCTCTTGGTTGAGATCAACGGGGGCAGCGTCGACATCAGCGAAGAGCAGTGCATCACCGCAACGCTTGATCGAATCTGATCTCAAAGCCTCTAAAGCCCCTACACGGGCTTTATGCTTTTTGCCTCGCACGAAAAACATGGCCTATAATGAGACCCCTATCGAAAGTAGCCACCATGTTCTTCAAGAAGCATGAACTCCG